TTAGCTTTAGCAATCTCGTCCTTGTATTCTTCTAACCACTCTTCATCTACTTCCATGTCATCATAATAACGACTGTGAGTAGACTCTTCAATTAGCTCAAGAACTCTAGCGCGTTTAGCAATACGCCTAGCATGCCTCTTCTTGTTCTCAGCAGAGTCAAGAGTAAGACCAGAGCTAAACTCTGAAGACTTAATACAAATAATAGGACCTTCACACTTATCTATAAGATACAAATCTTTAGTCTTACTATGATTCTCTTCACCCATAATAAAGATATTATTATCTCTAAGTTGGCTGTAGTTCTCAATAGCAGTTCTTTCAATAGTATCATCACCACTCCTGTAGTCTCTAGATTTAGTTATAACCTCAGCTTTCATGCCTGCAAATAATAACTTTACAGATTCATTTTTAAGTCTAGGGTCAGGACCAAATTTAGGCTTAATAGCTTCTTTATCTATAATGTTAGATAGTCTACCAAGTACACTACCACTATCAGCTTTAGTCAAAACTTGTCTACAAGCTAGTAACCAAGAAATAAAATCTGTTTGCTTAAGCTCGTCTTGTACAATATCAGTAGCCTCGTCAGCTGCTGCCATAATAACAGACTTAATGTATGCTTTAGTGTTCTCATTCCATATCACCTTCTCACGAGACGGCGTTACATCAACACCCTCTTGCAATACAATCTCTGCTCCAGTTTCTGGGTCATTAATTACTTGTCTTGCAGGACATTTGAATGCAATAGGTCCCCACATCTGCTGCATCTCCAACTCACGGAAATCAACAAAACCATAGTTAACACCGGTTGGTGCCCCTACATCTTTAGTCAATACAATGTGTGGTTTACTAAACATATATGTATCAGATATAATAAGGTTGTCAGAGTTATGCATAATCTCAGGGTGAATGTTTTCCTCCCTTTCATAGCCATCTTCTGCAATCCTTATAAATCTAATGTTAGGCATATACATCAGCTGCTCTTCAACTGCCTCACGGTAGTCACGCCTGTGATGCTTCTTTACACCAAATGATACTGTAGTACCATTCATAGCATCTGTAGGTACATAGTGCACTTTCGTTCCATCGCTAAGTACAATATGCGGGTTAGCACTACCAGATTGAGGGTTAAATGCAGGTACAATAAAGTCTGTCTTGTAGTTGTAGCAGTTCATCTTGAACCTCTTACCATTGTGTACAGTGTCTATAGTGTAGAAGTCTACACCAGTTGACAATGCAACCTTGGCACCAAGACCAAATGCACCAAAGTTCTCAGCTGTGTTACGCTTTGTTGAATAACCAAGCTCAAGTACACCCTCAAGACGACGTTCACCAATACCGATACCATGATCAGTAATACTAACTACATCACAATAGCCCGTTCCTTCGTTCTCTTTGTATGTAATTACTACGTCGTTGTTCTCTGCATCTAGATGATTCAGATTGTAATAGCTAATGTCAAAGTTACTATCACTGTACTGATCGCCGTGGCGCTCAATGTAATAGTCTTCTTGCTTTGCTTTACCAGTTAATATTTCTATAGCCATCTCTTTCTCACGTTGTGCATCGGCACCATTGGTAGCCAGCTCACGTACTGTAGACGGAATAGGTGTAGAATACTGTGTTGACTGTAATATGTCAAACACCATCTTCTCAGCGCCCTTGTTAATCTTCTTAGCAAGGCCTTCAGATCCTTTGATCTGCTTGTCAATTGTTTTAATACTCATGTTTCTTTACTTTACTTTGTTCGTGTATTTGTTTTAAATCTGTAGCTAAGTCATAAAACTCTAGCTCTCTCATAAATTGATTACGTACATCTTTGACTAGTATAAAGAATTCCAAACCATATACAGGTTCAAATATCTTATCAAACTTTTCTAAGTCTTCAAGGTATCCAAATGTATTGTACTTTGTTTCCTCATACAGTTTGTCAAGTTGGCGGAGTGTTTCTACGTGACCACTAGACATAGTAATCCCTAGCCCATCCAAACGGAGGAGCAATTCTTCTGTGTATTCCATAAATTAAAGTTGTTTAATTAATTCTATTGTTTTCAGTACCTGGCCTTGATTTTTAGGCAGGTATAATACAGGCGGATTGCCTGCTTTTTGGAGATAGTTTTTAAATAGTTTCCATTTTAAAGGGAAGACATCATTAGCAAAGCCTTTGACTTCAATGATCCATTTACCATTAGGGTCTACAAAATCCGGTGTGTATGTAATATCTCTAACTTTATCAGAGTTATTTATGTACTCACCTTTTGTAGCACGCTTGTTGCTAGGTTCAATACTATCTTGTTCAAAGCGAAAGCCTTCCATAAGGACATACTTTCTTTCTTCATACAAAGATTTTATTCCTGCCTCTTCTAATTTTTTATACGTAAAGAGTTCAAGCTTAGATCTAAACTTGATTCCTTTGTATACTTTAGAAACTGCGTTCCTAACTTTTTTATTAGCTGTTTTCTTGCGTCGTAGCACGTGGTATCATTAAGTTATCGTGGTAAAAATCTGCATCTATATCTTTTATTAAGTCTATTAACTCTCTTTCTCTTTCTTTAGCAGCTTCTTTAGTGCCTAAGTCAAGTGGAGTTTTAGTTCCTAAGTTAGCGTAAATCCTTACCGTCTCTTCTAATATAATATCTATCTTCTTTTTTGTGTCTTCTGTCATGTCTGTATTCTTATTAATGTTTTTAGTCCCTCAAAGCTTCCAAAATGTGCTACATAATCCGATGGATCTTTTAGCTCATATAAATCTGGAATAACAATATTTTTTAGTGGATAATACTTTTGACAAATCTTAGCAGCCATAGTCTGACCGGGGTTGTTAGGATTATCAAAATCATTATCATAAAATACTGCTACTTTTTTGAACCTTTCTTTGAGCGCTTTGATGGTTTCTTCGCTTGGCATTTGCATTTCTGATTGCATGGCGATAGCGGGGATACCCATTTCGAACAAGCACATAACATCTTTGAGACTTGATGTAATAATACAGATGTCTCCTCTTTCAGGACACTGACTATAACCTTGTATATGTTTTTTAGTAGTGTTACTACTCCATTTAACTTCTCCATAAGGTGAATATATTTTATATTTTTTACCTATCCTATATGCATAACTAAGATCGCAGCTAAATCTATTCTCATTAATCCAGTAGTGTGAAATAGGGCAGACACCAAAAGTACGTAAAGTTTTTTTACTAATCAAATACTTTGACCAGAACTCTGCATCTTTCTTCATCCAATCTCTAGACTTCTTTTTAATAATAACTACTTTTTTGTTAAAAACAGTCTTATCACTGCGCATACCCATAACCCCTCTAGTAAAAGATGTTTGAGGTCTCTTAGAACCAAGGTTTAGGCCAAAATCATTATCAATAATCATAAGGGCCTCATAAAAATTACAATTGTATGCGTGTTTAACATATGCAAAGCAATTAAATGTGTGATCCGGATGTCCAAAGTCCTTATATAATAGGCTTCCATGCCATTGTATAATAGAGACTGATGGAGTAGAATCCTCACGTATTAAACTACAAAACTTTACACCTAGCTCTTTAAAGTTAGGACAGTAATAACTAAAAATATCTATCTCTCGTATCTTACTGAGTATCATCTCTGAAGAAAGGTGATCCTCGCTATTTCTACTTCTAATCATAAGTTTACGAATTTAAAATAAAAAAGGGTAGCTTTTACACTACCCTTTATTATTTGATTAACTTGGCCATATAATGACCAATCCTTCATTACACCCAGTCATCGTCTTCTGATACTGTAGTAGTTTCCGCATCTGGTGTTACTACAGATAGCTCAGGAGTAAATGGTCCCCATGCCAATGTAGTATCAAACTCAGCGTTAAACGCACCATAGTCATCATTAAGATTTTTAACAAAGATGTCATCTCTTTGTGGTTTAACTCTACCAAATACTTTAGTGTACACAGTCTGGTATTTACCATCCTTAATACCTATAAGTAATCTTACCTGATTCTTTTCAAGTAATCCAACTAAAGCTTTTACTTCAGTTACATCACCCTTAACAATCTTAGCGATACTATCAAATGATACTTCGTCGCCATTAGCAACGTTAGCCCACGCTTTAGTAAAATTAATAAGAGTCTCTTCACCTGTAAGAGCTTTACGTAAACCTTCCATTTTGTACCAGTCGTACTCAGGGTTTCCGTCTGACCATGTAGATTGACCAATAGCGTTTAGCCATTGATTCTTTCCTGACTGAGAAACTCTTTCTTTAGAGTTCATCAAGATCTCAAACCTTGTAGTAAGGTCCTCGTTCTTAATCCAGAAACATAGTTTAAAGTACTCCTCTCCACTGAATTCTACAAAGTAATTAGGATCGGTTTTCACCATAATTCCTAGTTCATGTAGCTCAGCCATAGTAGGGTTTACTGCGATAATGTTAAAATTTGATAGTCCAGAGTATAGTTTTACTCCACTACCACCTGCAACTTCTAAGTCGCTTGCATTGCTTTTAATAGCCATAATAAATAGTGTTTAATAATTAATAGTCAAATTCATCTGTGTCATCCTCTTGCTCAAACTTCTCGTGTAGTTCAGGCGTAGCTTCTATAATCATAGACGCTTCTTGGTGTACATCTGGTTCTTCTACAGGAATACTAGTCTGATTAGGATCTACAGTAGTAGTATCATCAACAAAGTTAAAAGAGAGTTTTCTTACTTTCTTTGCTTTCTTACCTTTTAGATTAGGGTGTTCAAACATTTGTTTTACTTCCCAAGTTTCTAAACTGTACTTTTCTTTGATACCATTACGATCAATCCCATTGTCTAGATCAGCAAGAATCATAGAGATAGTAATAGTTTGAGGTGTTTCAGTTTGTTGCGTAGTCTCGCCAGAGTTCTGTGTTTGTGCTTCAATCATGATTTTTTAATTAAGCGGTTAATCAATAAATATTTTAGACCAGTCTAAGGGCATGGTCTCTCCCTTCAAGTGATTACAACGAGAGCCTGCAGTAATATCATCCAAAGAATTAAATGAGACCATAGTCTTATCATCTTCTCTGTAGATATAACCAACAGCATCTGCATTGGCACACGTAATTTGCTTGATCTTACCAGTCAAATCTAGGTCCTTTACAGCAACCTCTTTGCCTTTCTTCTCAAGCATTTTGTCCTTTAGGTGACCAACTAAGATAATGTGATCTGCTAGTGTGTTTAGTCTGTCTATCCATTTCTTGTAGGCTATACGTAAGTATAAGTAGCCAGCGCCATTAGGCAATGATAGGACTGATGCACCAGGGTTCTTCTGATCAAAGTTTTTACCCATAGGAGTTTGCATGTACAATACTTTTGCATCTGCTTCACACCATTCCTCAAGTTTTGAGATAGTGTCAATAGCAATGTATTTGTACGGTTTTCCTTCTTTTACAATTGCTTTACCAACCTCAGCTAGTTCTTTCAAGTTGCTCACTTTTACTTTTAGTGCGTCAACCATGTCAGAGCCATCCTCCAAGTCAATAATCAAACAATCTTTTAGTTGTGACAATACTGTAGTCTTACCTATCTTAGGTGGACCATAGATTATCATGTTCTTAGGCGATTTACGGCTCGCCTTTACCACA